CTTCTGTTTTTAGTGTTTCAATTTTCCTCTGGATGTAGGAATTGCCACCCATCTTCTGATAGTGTTGGAACTGCTCCCAGAACCTCTCTGTCTCAATCTCATCAACCTCCCTGTCCCTTTCGACCTTGCTCAAGAATGACACAAGATAATTCTTTGTCCCCTCCATGTCAACTTGATCAAGTCTGTTGGCGAGGGAGTCAATCCTCGCATCAATGGACTCCATCTGTTCCTTCATGGCAGATGTGATCCATTTCTTTGTCGATTGTGACAGAAAACCGATTCCAGAAATCAGACCAACAATGAATGTGACTGCAAGTCCAATCTGTCCAAGTGTTATCTGTTCCATGTTCTCACCTCATTCACTATCCTCAAAGGATAAAGTCAGTTTATTTGGATAAAAGGACACAGGAGTGTTGTTGGTCACATTTGTGTATGCAGATGACTTGTTGATTTGCAAAGTGATCAGATTGTCCTTGACCTTTGTTGCAATAACAGTGTAGTTTGTAGAATCTGAAATAAAGTCATAGTTGGATGAATTGCTGTTCAGATATCCACTGATGCCTCTGAGAGTTCCAGAGCATTCTGTGACCTTTACCACAGGCACTTGAGATGCACTCTTGGGTAAATACAAGGCAAGTCTGACTCCTGTTGTGGATGATGTTATAAAACCATTCAATGGGAATGACACATTGAATGTGAATGTGTCTCCTATGGCAAAGTGTGTTGTTGTTATATAGTGCCATACATACCAATGTGGAGGATTCCCTGCCCAATGTCTTGCAATGAATCCTGTGGATGGTCTGAAGACATACTGTTGTGAAACATCACCATTGGATAGCACTATAAAATAGCACCATGTCCATCCACTGTTTGGATAATTGGTCGGCATACTTGACCTTATTGCATAATATCCTGTGTATTCTGCTCCATGCATATCATCAATATCAACTGTTGAGTCAAGAATCCCCTTGTATGTCAGACTGTTCAACATATCATATCCATTGACAAAGAGACTCTGGTCAGCACTTGGGAAACAGTTCACTCCCATGCTTTCTCTCAGTCTGTCAAAGAACACAATTGGCATACCTCTGGAGATGCTTGTGTTATATGTTGTTGTGCCTCCAAAGGAGTCTGTCAGTTTGATTTGAATGTCCCATGCAAACTCATTGTCCAGAGAGACTGTGCTTGTGACATTGTCACTCAGATTTCCCCATGAACCATATGAACCTCCAGTCTTCTTTGTTCTGTACTGGATTGTGATGGCATTTGAACCTATGCTGACATAGTCTGCATCCACAGTGATGTCAGTCTCTGAATAATAGTTGTTGTGTCTCTCCACTGTGATGATGGCACTCGGATTGGAGTATTCCACCATGTCTATGGTCACATTCTTTGTGGCAGTGAATCCTCTTGAGTCTGTCACTGTCACAGTGGCAGTGACATCTGTGCCGGAGTTGATAACTGCATTTCCTCCTGTGGCACTGCTCCCACTCAATGTCAGATTTATGGTCTGTCCATTGACTGTCACCTTTGCAGATGAAAGTGTTGCAGACTGTTTTGCAGAAAGAGTTGATGCAGTATATCCCACTGTGGAGATGTTCTGCACTATCTTGCTCCTGTCTCCTGTGATGGCATATGCAGTGGAATTTGTATCTTGATATGTAAATGTGCCAATTGTCGGTTTGACATCTGACTCCTTTGCAGATGCAGTCCCTCCTGTCTTGGTCACTGTGTGAGAAGTTCCATCATTATAAACACACTTTATCTGATATGTAGCACTCTTGGATGATGGTATACAAGCATAAAGATGTTGCACAACTGTTGATGAATGCAGTCCTGTATATCCCACTCCAGAGAGTTCCCATGTGTCCGAGATCTGAACTCCATTGAGGATGACATACATGGTGAATGTTCTCCCCAAAGGATTATAGAATTCAAGTGCAACTTTATCCCCTATGCTGAAGTTTGGCATTGTTGTCGCATACGGATAATTGTATGTTTTGACACTCAATGCAGATGATTCTGACTGGAGTTGTGATGACTTGTTCCTTACCTTGACTTTTATTGAATATGTTGTGTTTGCCGAAAGACCAGTCAAGTTGATCGTGCCAGTAGTGGCATTCACAGAACCTCCGTCAGTATAGGATGTCCCTCCGTTTGTCGAATACCATACATGATCGACTGTCTGGTCTGTTGTCCATTTGATGACTGCACTGGTTTCTGTCTTGGATGTGTTTGAGATTGTGCATGATGCATACTGTGGGATAGTCGGCAATGTGACGGATGCACTTGCAGAACCACCATTGATGAATGATGACCATCCACTGTCACTCCATGCACCACTCATGGCCACTGTCTTTGTTCCATTGGAATTGTGGGAGACTGTGAAAGTGTAGTCAGCAAACTTGTTCAGTTTGTAGTTGTCGAAGTCATATCCACCAGTCATGGTGTAATCCTGCTGGTTGGAGTCAATCTTCACATATCCGAATTGTCTTGTGACTGTGTGAGCAGTCGAGGAGTCAAATGTCGCTTGTGAATATAAAATCACTCTGACAGTGGACTGATTGAGTTCAATGCTCTGGGAGAGGACTTTATATTCTAACCAAGTGTCAACCTTTGACCCATTTGATCCTGTTGTTGAACCCAGTATGACTGAATATCCACTGTTCACTGGTTTTGTTATTGTCATTTATATCCTCCTCTCATGAACTCACTGACACCAGTCCGATACCATCATTGACCAGTGTAGACCCACTGTATATCTCAATTGGAATGAATCTCATCTTGGTACAGAGAGTGATTTCCTCCTCGATGACTGACTTCTTCATGTGGAACTCTTCTCCATTAACCCAGTATATCGGATTATCGTTTCTATCATATCCGGCAAATCCGACTGCATTGTTCATGAGAACATAACTTCCATCCACACCGAACATCTTCAGTCCGTTCTTGTCCATGAGTCCGACCATCAAGTTGTTCTCATCGTACAGTTCGAGGATTCCACTCTGATTTGATTCAGATCCTAACTTCAATGTTCCACCTTTGATGAGATTTGCCGTCAGATTTATCACATCAATCTGTTGCATGTCCATTACACCATCGATAGTCCATGCAGAATTGAATGTTCCTGTGACTCCTGTTGTCGAGAATCCGATGCCTCCGGCATTTATCCTCATGACATTGTGAGCAGTGGTCTCATCCTCACTGTCCATCACAAGGATCTGATTCCCATCGTATCTGACAAAGGAACTCCCCAGAACGCTCATGATTCGGCCTGTGGCAGTATTTAATTCGTTTGACAGTGTAACCCTTGTCACCTCGGTCTGTTCGCTCACAATCGATTCTGTGGATGAATTGATTGTTCCCATCAGATTTCCCAGTGTTTTCTGGAAGTTGCCGAACTGAACCTCGGTGTATCTCTCCAGTAAACAGTCATAATCATATGCAATGACACTGGTCATGATGTTGATTCCGAGGACTTCATCAATGACCTCGACTGTGTCACCGATGTCGGTTATCTTCTCCAGATTTGCCGAAAGAGAATAATTGACTTGAGGAACGGAGTTCGCATCAACATATGCTTGTGCCTGTTGCCTCAAATCGGATATGAGTGCATCATGATATGCATCCTCATCGAGAACACCATCATCATCTTTGAAGTCATCCTCCACAATGTCAGACTGGTCAAAACTGACTGCCTTTGTGAATGGGATGTCATACTGTGTTTCTGAAACAACATAACTCTCTGGCAGAAGAATCCCATCCTTGCCGACTGGCATGAGTTTTGTGACAACTGCATCCCAGTTCGCTGAACATGTGATGTCTTTCAAGTTCTTTGCATAACGGACTGTGACACCATTATCCTGTCCGATGGAGTCATATATTCCGATCTGGAAGTTGTTCCTTGTAAGATGCCCTCCCCACCTTTCCAACACTGTCTGTATTGCTTGGTAGAGGCTTTGACGGACACATCTGAATGTTGCAATGGTGTTTATATCAGAGATTGTTGTGAACTCGCTCTGTGGCTCTGTGGCACTGTTTAAATGGTCAAGAGCATCATTGCAGTTCTTATCGACCACATAAGAGTCTGCAATCAAATAGTTCTGGGAATCGTAAAACACATGATTGACCTTGGCTTTTATCTTTGACCTTGTCTTTGTGATGTTTCCGATTCTGAATGCCTGTTCTCCCTGTGGTGTGTTGGCAACTATGATGTTGCCCTCTTTTAAGTTATCAACATATGAAAGGTCAGTTTCCAGATCCAGATAAAAAGAACCATTGTCCTCTTTATGGACAATGGCTCTCATCGGATGAAGAACTAAATCCCCATTTGTGCTGAATGTTGTGTCAGTGGCAGAAAAAAGTTTGATCATGTCTGCCTCCTTTTATAACCATCTTGAATAGTTATCAATCAATACCTTGGAGACATTGCCACTCAACGAGATAGTGTTGTCTCC